ATCTACACACTAGACGCAGCCAAAATTACATTAGATGCAGCCAAAATTACGTTGCCACCCAACCTACAAAGAAGCGTCCAAAATGTCAGTGTAACAGGTGTTACACTGAGAAAGTGAATGAAATCAATAAGTTACAGGGGTGGGGGGTTTGAGATTGGCGGAAATGGGGGTAACAGTGGGATATGGAAGACCCCCCGGGGTAGGTATTGCAAAAAAATTGGGTGGGGGGTATATTATGGGAAATTTCGGGAGACAGAGATGACGCCTGCGCAGAAAGAGATATTGTTAGTTGTGGCTGAGTGGTGGAAGATGTATGGTTATGGACCCTCTATAGATGATGTAATGAGGATGACGGGGGAGAAGAGTCGGGGGAATGTAAATAGGAAGATGTGGAAGTTGGTGGAGTTGGGGTTGTGTAAGGGGCGTAAGGGGATGCCTCGCTCGATTCGTCCGTCTGATTTGCGGGTACGGGATATTCAATGAGTGATGTATTGGAAGGCTTGTCGGATGATGAGCTGTTTGAGTTGTTGCAGGCTTTGCCTGAGGATAAGTTGTTACGGGTTATAGAGAGTATTCCTGTTGGGCAGAGTGAGCATCTGGGTCTTATGGCTGATGATTACATTGTGTCTATGAGGAGAGAGCGGGCGCAGAAGGAATTTATGGCGTTCGTTAAGGTTATGTGGCCGTCTTTTATTGCGGGCCGGCATCATGCAATTATGGCTAGGGCGTTTGAGCGGGTTGCTAGTGGGGAGTTAAAGAGACTGATTATCAATATGCCGCCGCGTCACACGAAGTCTGAGTTTGCTTCTTACCTTTTACCGGCTTGGTTCTTGGGGAAGTACCCGGGCAAAAAGATTATTCAGTCATCAAATACAGCTGAGTTGGCCGTGGGGTTTGGACGCAAGGTCAGGAACTTGGTAGATGGGGATGTGTTCTGTCAGGTGTTTCCCAATGTTAGTTTGAGGCACGACAGTAAAGCTGCTGGCCGGTGGTCTACGAACTCGTCGGGTGAGTATTTTGCTATTGGTGTGGATGGAACTGTGACAGGTAAGGGTGCGGATTTGCTGATTATTGATGACCCGCATTCGGAGCAAGAGGCTAAGTTAGCTGAAAGTGATCCAGCCATCTTTGACAAGGTATATGAGTGGTACACGTCGGGTCCAAGACAGCGTTTACAGCCTGGTGGAGCGATTGTGATGGTGATGACCAGGTGGTCTAAGCGGGATTTAACGGGTCAGGTGTTAAAAGCTGCTGCTCAGAGGTCTGGGGAGGAGTGGGAAGTTATTGAATTTCCTGCGATTTTGCCATCTGGCAAGGCTATGTGGCCGGAATTCTGGGATTTGAAGGAGTTGGAGGCTTTGCGGGCTGAGTTGCCGTCTAGTAAGTGGCAAGCTCAGTACATGCAGGCTCCTACGTCGGACATTTCTGCGATTATCAAGCGGGAATGGTGGCAAATTTGGGAGTCGGACACGCCTCCTAGTGTGGAATTTATCATTCAGTCTTGGGATACGGCGTTTTTGAAGACAGAGCGGGCGGATTATTCAGCTTGTACGACTTGGGGCGTGTTTTATCGGGATGATGATAAGGGTGTAAACCGGCCAAACATCATTTTGTTAAATGCTTTTAAGAAGCGGATGGAGTTCCCAGAGTTAAAGCAGCGGGCATTTGAGGAATTCAAGGAATGGGAAGTGGATTCCTTGATTGTTGAGGCCAAAGCTGCGGGTTCGCCGTTGATTTTTGAGTTGAGGGCGATGGGGATACCGGTTCAGGAGTTTACGCCGACCAAAGGAAATGACAAAATAGCGCGGTTGAACGCTGTTTCTGATTTATTTGCTTCTGGCCACGTGTGGGTACCTAATACGCACTGGGCGGAAGAGTTGATTGAAGAGGTTGCCAGCTTTCCCTCGGGTGAGCATGATGACTTGGTGGATTCCATGAGTCAAGCTTTGCTGCGTTATCGACGCGGCGGGTTTATTCAGCTGGCGTCCGATGAGGAAGATGAGCCAAAGTCTTTTCGCAGGAAAGAGCCGTACTATTAATGGAAACTAAGCTTTACTCCATGGTTCCTGTTTGGTCTTCTATATCTGAAGACCTGTTGGCCTATGGTAAAAGCTTGGCGCCGGATTACTGGGTAAGTTATTACAACTTTGAGGCCACGCAGGTGCCTGCCCAGCTGTTAAATAGGGATGGGTTTTTGGTGGCGCTTGCATGCAAGAGAAAGTTTCATGCCGGCATCTTGCGGATGCAACCCAAGAGTTGTTATAACTGGCATGTAGACACGGATCGCAAGGTTGGTCTTAACATGCTGATCCAAGATGGCAAGAGCCATTGTTTGTTTATGACTGAGGATAATGGATTGCGGTGCAAGGTTGAGGAATTGAAGTATGAGCCGGATTCATACTATGTATTCAACACGCAGGTACCGCACATGGTGTTAAATATAGAGCAGCCCAGATATTTGTTCAGTCTTGAATTTTTAGACGAAGACCGTGGGCTAACGTTTGATGAACTTTTGGTAGATATAAAAGGAATGAATCATGGCTATTGAAAAGTCACTGTATGCGGCGCCGCAAGGTATTGATGATTTGTTGGGCGACCCAGAGATTGAGATTGAGATTGAAGATCCTGAGTCGGTAGATATCACCGTTGGGGATTTGACTATCCACATGGAGCCCGGCGACGGAGAGGATGACTTCAATCAAAACTTGGCTGATGTATTGAGCGATGACTATATGCAAAGTCTTGCCGAAGAGTTGCTGAGTGACTACGATGATGATGTGAGTAGCCGCAAAGACTGGATGCAAACCTACGTTGATGGCTTAGAACTTCTGGGTATGAAGATTGAGGAGCGGACTGAACCATGGGAAGGCGCATGTGGTGTTTTCCATCCTATGTTGTCTGAAGCTCTGGTGAAGTTTCAATCAGAAACCATGATGGCCACGTTTCCTGCGGCGGGTCCTGTGAAGACCCAGATCATTGGTAAGGAGACGCCGGCTAAGAAAGAATCTGCGCAACGGGTAGCGGATGATATGAATTACCAGCTGACGGACGTAATGAAGGAATACAGGCCAGAGCATGAGCGCATGTTGTGGGGCTTGGGTCTATCTGGAAATGCCTTTAAGAAGGTGTACTTTGATCCTGGTCTGGATCGGCAGGTTTCGTTCTTTGTTCCTGCGGAAGATATTGTTGTTCCTTATGGTGCGAGTAACTTAGAGTCTTCTCCACGTATTACCCATGTGATGCGCAAGACTGAGAACGAGCTGCGTAAGTTACAGGTAGCTGGGTTTTATCGGGACATCGATCTGGGTACACCGGACAACGTGCTTGATGAAGTTGAGAAGAAGATTGCTGAGAAGATGGGCTTTCGGGCTACGTCGGATGACCGCTTTAAGCTGTTGGAGATGAACGTAGATCTGGACCTTGAGGGCTATGAGCACAAGGACAAGGATGGTGAACCAACAGGAATTGCGTTGCCGTATGTTGTCACCATTGAAAAAGGTTCGAGCAATATTTTGGCAATCCGCCGTAACTGGGAGCCTGATGATGAAACTTTTACAAAGCGCCAGCATTTCGTCCATTATGGATATGTGCCGGGATTTGGCTTCTACTGCTTTGGCCTTATTCATCTTATTGGGGCTTTTGCTAAGTCAGGCACGTCACTTATTCGTCAGCTTGTTGACGCTGGTACTTTAAGCAACCTGCCCGGTGGATTCAAAACTCGCGGCATGCGGGTTAAGGGAGACGATACACCGATTGCTCCGGGTGAATGGCGGGACGCAGATGTGGCCAGCGGCACGTTAAAAGACAACTTACTGCCCCTGCCGTACAAAGAGCCTAGCCAAACACTGATGACGTTGCTGGGTCAGATTGTTGAAGAAGGCCGCAGATTTGCCAATACGGCGGACTTGACGTTGAGCGACATGAGTGCGCAGGCACCCGTGGGTACGACGTTGGCGATTCTTGAGAGAACGCTTAAGAACATGTCAGCCATTCAGGCGCGTGTTCACTACTCAATGAAACAAGAGTTAGGGCTCTTAAAGAACATCATTGCTGAGTACACACCTGACGACTATGACTACCAGCCAAGCGAAGGTAGCCGTAAAGCCAAGAAGTCTGACTATGACGATATTGATGTCATTCCCGTCAGTGATCCTAATGCGTCCACCATGGCGCAAAAGATTGTGCAGTACCAAGCTGTTATCCAGCTGGCTCAAGGCGCACCGCAACTCTACAACTTACCACTGTTACACCGCCAGATGCTCGAGGTGTTGGGCGTTAAAGATGCTAACAAGCTTGTTCCTATGGACGAAGACCAGAAGCCAACAGACCCCGTGACCGAGAACCAGAACGTGCTAAAGGGCAAGCCGGTCAAGGCGTTCATTTCTCAAGATCACAAGGCGCATATTGTTGTGCACATGGCTGCAATGCAAGATCCCAAGATCATGGCGCTTTTGCAAAACAACCCACAGGCACCTGCAATGCAGGCAGTCATGATGGCTCACATTAATGAGCACTTAGGATTTGAGTATCGTAAGCAGATGGAGCAGACGCTTGGTATGCAGTTGCCAGCGCAGATAGACGAGTCTGGTGAAGAGGTTCAAATGTCGCCAGAAGTTGAGGCTAGGTTGTCTCCCATGTTGGCGCAGGCTGCACAACAGCTGCTCCAAAAAAATATGCAAGAAGCACAGCAGGCTCAAGCGCAGCAACAGGCGCAAGATCCAATTGTTCAAATGCAGATGAAAGAGCTCGAGCTCAAAGAACAAGAGAATCAGCGCAAGGCTGCAAAAGATCAGGCCGACAACGCTATCAGAACAGCGCAACAACAGATCGAGCGCGAGCGTATTCAAGCTCAGACAGCGACTGATGACAAGCGCATCAAGATGGACGTACTTAAAACAGCTGCTCAGATGGATGCTGAAAGACAGCGGCACTTGATGGATAAGGGAGTGGACGTTATGAAGCAACTCTCTAATAAGAGCCATGAAGAACAGCTACGCAATATGCAAGAGCGTATTCAGATGCGGCAACAAAACAAACCGAAGAGAGGTGAATGATGAATGCATTTGAAGTCCTCATCCAGCAGGCGGATGAGAAGCTGGAGCAAATAAAGGAGTACTTGGCCGAGGGGAAGGCCGACTCCTATGAGGATTACAAGAAACTGTGTGGTGAGATTCGCGGTCTACTCATCATGCGGGGTTATGCCCTAGACCTGAAACAACGATTGGAGACATCGGATGACTAGTTCCATCTTGTTAGCTACAGACGCTAACAACCCGCAAGTAGTTGGTTCTTACAACTTTAATGCAACTCCGGAAGATAAAGGCAAATTACTGCCCAAGCCGTCTGGGTATCGAATACTTTGTGCCATTCCCGAGGCAGAACAGGAATTCGAGGAAAGTTCAGTTGGCTTGATAAAAGCTGATGAGACTATGCGCAATGAAGAAACTTTGACTACGGTCTTGTTTGTTGTAGAGCTTGGACCCGACTGCTACCAGGATAAGGCAAAATTTCCAACTGGCCCGTGGTGTAAAAAAGGCGACTTTATCCTTGTTCGTCCTTACGCCGGCTCACGTTTGGTTATTCATGGCCGTGATTTCCGCATCATCAATGATGATTCGGTTGAGGGAATAGTAGACGATCCACGTGGTATTAAACGTAAATAAGGAGTACAAGATGCCTTTAGAAAAAAATGAATACAAGTTTCCTGATGAGCAAGATGAAAATCAGGTTGAAGTAGAGATTGAGATTGAGGATGATGCGCCACCGGAAGATCAAGGTCGCCAGCCGTTACCCAAGACTCTTGTAGAAGAGCTGGAGCGCGACGAACTGGATCATTACGATGATGCAGTAAAGGTCAAGCTCAAGCAGATGCGTAAGGTCTGGCACGATGAGCGCCGGGAAAAAGAAACAGCCTTGCGTGAACAGCAAGAGGCGGTCACCTTTGCCCAAAAGCTTTTTGATGAGAATAAGCGAATCAAGCATATTCTGAGCATTGGCGAGAAGGAATACGTCACCACAATTCAAAGTAACGCTGGTCTAGAGCTCGAGAATGCCAAAAAGGCATACAAAGAGGCTTTTGAATCTGGCGATTCTGATCGGGTTCTAGAGACGCAGCAGATGTTGCAAGAAGCCAACTTGAAATCTATGCGGGCTCAGAGTTTTCGTTTGCCATCTTTACAAGAGCAAGAAAATGATGTACAACCCGCCTTACAACAGTATCAACCACAGGTACCGGAGCCAGATCGTAAGGCCGTTGCGTGGCAAAACCGCAACAGTTGGTTTGGACGGGACCGTAGCATGACGGCGTTTGCTTTGGGTTTACACGAAGACCTGAGGTACAACGGAGTTGAGGTTGGTTCTGAAGAATATTATCGCGAACTGGACAAAACAATTCGCAAACGGTTCCCGGAGCAATTCGAGGAAGAAGACAACAAACAAAGTGGTCGCACAAGATCCAGTACCGTTGTTGCACCGGCAGTTCGTAGCACGGCTTCCACAAAAGTCAGGCTAAAGCAAAGCCAAGTTAATCTTGCCAAAAAATTTGGCCTGACTCCAGAACAATACTGGCAAGCTCAACAAGAATTGGAGGCCCGCAATGGCTGAAATTAAAGAAAACCGGATCCCAAGAGAGATCGCAACACGTGCGGAATTTGAGCGTCCCAAGCAGTGGGCGCAACCTGAGTTGTTACCTGAGCCCGACAAAGAGCCCGGATACAACTACCGCTGGATTCGTGTTTCGACGTTGAACAACGCTGACCCACGTAACTTATCGGCCAAACTCCGAGAAGGCTGGGAGCCTGTTGCAATCGAAGAACAACCCAAATTTAGACTGTTAGCTGACCCCAATAGTCGTTTCAAAGACAACATTGAGGTTGGTGGGCTATTGCTTTGCAAGACACCTGCTGAGTTTGTAGACCAGCGAAATAACCATTTCGCCCAAGTTACACAAGCTCAAGCGGATGCTGTAGACAATAGCTTCATGCGTCAAAGCGATGCGCGGATGCCACTCTTCCAAGAGCGTAAGTCCTCGTCCAGCTTTGGCAAAGGTACTTAAATTTTAAAAGGAGTCTTCCATGGCTTATCCTGTGGTATCAAGCCCTTACGGGCTAAAGCCGATCAACCTGATCGGTGGTCAAGTATTTGCGGGTTCTACTCGTGAATACGCAATCATCAACAACTACGCTACAAACATCTTCTATGGTGATCTTGTGGCCTTGGTTCGCGGTAACTTAGAGCGTATTTCTGTAAGCACTGGTACGGTAGGTACGGTTGTTGGCATCTTTTTGGGATGCTCGTTTACCAACCCATTGACCAAGCAGAAGACGTTTTCTCAGTATTATCCAGCAAATACTGCTGCGGGCGACATCGTTGGTATCGTTTGTGACGATCCTGACACTGTGTTTTCTGCTGTTGTTTGCTCGGCTACTACTGCTATTGCTTCTGGTGCTCGTGCAATGATCGGCCAAAACGTGGCAATGATCGACAACACTGGCAACACTGCAACTGGTAATTCAAAGAACGCGGTTTTAGCTCCAAGCGCTACGCCTGCAACGACAGCTGCTCTGCCTTTGCGTGTGTTGGGTTTGAATCCAGATACTGAAGTCTCTCTTGGTTCCGCCACATTTACAAGTATTTCAACTGCCACCATAACTTGTAGCGCAATTCCTTTTGCGTTGCCTGTTGGTACTGATGTAGGCTCATTGGACTCAAACGGCAATTACATTGCTTCAGGATCCTTTGTAATTACAGCAGCGACGGCTGGTGCGACAACTGTGGTTATGAATCAAGCCCCCATCACTGCTTTTGTTGCAAGCTCAACGTTGGTCTTTAATCAGTTTCCAGAAATTTTGGTGAAATTGAATTTTGGCCAGCACGAGTATTACGCAGCAACTGCAACAGCATAAGGAGCTAAATCATGGCTATTTCACGCGCACAACTACTTAAAGAACTTCTCCCCGGACTGAACGCTTTGTTTGGTTTGGAGTACAAAAAGTACGGTGAGGAACATAAAGAAATTTATGAAACCGAAACCTCCGAGCGTTCTTTTGAAGAAGAAACGAAACTGTCTGGTTTCTCTGCTGCCCCCGTTAAAAACGAGGGTTCTGCCATTGCTTATGACAATGCACAGGAAGCATGGACTGCCCGATACAACCACGAAACCATTGCTCTGGGTTTCTCGCTGACCGAAGAGGCCATCGAGGACAACTTGTACGACAGCTTGTCTGCTCGCTACACCAAAGCTTTGGCTCGTGCTATGGCTTACACCAAGCAAGTTAAAGCTGCCGCTGTTTTGAATAACGGCTTTAGCTCTAGCTACGTTGGTGGTGACGGTGTTGCTTTGTTTAGCGCATCACACCCCTTGGTGTCTGGCGGTACTAACAGCAACGTCCCATCTACCCCAGCCGACTTGAACGAAACTTCTCTTGAGAATGCCGTTATCCAGATCAGCTTGTGGACAGATGAGCGTGGCTTGTTGATTGCTGCTAAACCTAGCAAGCTGGTGGTTCCACCTGCATTACAGTTCACGGCAACTCGTTTGCTTGAGACTGAATTGCGCGTGTCTACTGCTGACAACGATATCAACGCATTGAAGAACAATGGCTCTATCCCTGGTGGATATACCATTAACCACTTCTTGACTGATACCAATGCTTGGTTCCTGACTACAGACGTGCCTAACGGTATGAAGCACTTTGTGCGTTCGCCTTTGGCTCAGTCAATGGACGGCGACTTCGATACAGGTAACGTACGTTACAAGTCTCGTGAGCGTTATTCATTCGGCTGGTCTGACCCATTGGGCATGTTCGGCTCGTCCGGTGCTTAATTGATTGGGGGGCCTTGTGCCCCCCTTTCTTTTGTTGTATATTGCTTTTAATCCGGGCTTTCCGGTGCATCAAACAGCCCCGGCTGACGACATACAGATTGATGCGCCTAACTTGTATGTAAGGAATCATCATGGCAAATACCACGTTTAGCGGTCCAGTTCGTTCGCAGAACGGCTTTCAATCTGTCTCCGTTGACGCAAATACTGGCGCAGTCACTACCACGGCTACCCTTGGTGTTACTACCAGCGTAACCAACTTAACGGCTACAAATCTGGTTTTCACTGATCAGAACCATCCATCTACTGCGGCAATTAACGCCACAGCAACAGCCACCGCAGCAGAAGTTGCTACTGGCTACATCACTTCAACTTCTGTTGGAACAGTCACCATCACTTTGCCTACAGGCACTTTGCTTGGTGCGGCTTTGGGCGCTACTCGTGGCACTACGCTGGACTTGTACGTTGACAACACCCTTGGCGCATCAACTGTCACTGTGGCTGTTGCAACTAACGGTATCTTGTCTGCCGCCGCTGCCGCTGGCTCTGGTGCTGGCGCAGGTCTGTTGACCGTGCCTTCTGGTGTAACCGGTATTGGCTGCTTCCGCATCGTGTTTGCCAGCGCAACAGCTTACGTCTTCTCACGTATTGCTTAATCAACCCAAGGGGCTTCGGCCCCTTTTTTAAAGGAGATTGATTATGATGCAAACAGACGTTAAGAGCGGCGCGGCGGCAGCTAATGCAACTACCACTATTTTTGCTGGCCCAGCCCGTATCAAAGGCTTGACCATTAGTTATCCATCAGGCGGGACAGTTGTTCTCAATGATGGTACAGGCGGAACCGCTAGGTTCTCCTTTACTGCGCCAGCCGCAATTGGATCAATCTATGTTGCGATTCCCGGAGAAGGTATTAGGTGCGATGTAAATATTTCAGCAGTTTGTGCTGCGTCTACAACCGCAGTAGTTTTCTATGGCTAAGAGCGCAGCATGGCAACGCAAGGAAGGCAAGAATCCCGAGGGTGGCTTGAACGCCAAGGGACGGGCCTCCGCGAAAGCGCAAGGCATGAATTTGAAACGGCCCCAGCCAGAAGGCGGCTCCCGGCGCGACTCTTTCTGTGCGAGGATGAGTGGCATGAAAAAGAAGTTAACCAGCGAGAAGACGGCGAACGATCCAAACTCGCGCATCAACAAAAGCCTACGGGCTTGGAATTGCTGACATGACCGAAGACGCTATCCAAACAGCCCGTGAACTGGCTACACATGCGTCTGACATCCGGCATTTGCAGGATGATATGGACAAGATGCTGGAGAACATGAAGGCCATGCAGGCAACGCTTTCTGCCATTGACAAAACGCTGTCTGAGGCTCGTGGTGGCTGGAAAGTTTTGATGCTGGTTGGTGGGGCTAGTAGCGTTGTAGGCGCGGGCTTAGTTCAGCTTGTTAACTGGTATGCAGGGGGCAAGTGATGCCAAGCAAGAGCAAGGCTCAACACAATTTCATGGCAGCGGTGGCCAACAATCCATCGTTTGCTAAGAAAGCAGGAGTCCCACAGTCCGTGGGAAAAGAATTTACAACTGCGGACAAGGGCCGCAAATTTTCAAAAGGTGGTGATATGAAAGCAGAAATGATGAAAAAAGGTGGCATGCCCATGAAAATGAAAGACGGCAAGAAAGTGCCTATCTTCATGAACAAAGGCGGTATGGCTGCATCTAAGATGGGCGCTGTAAAAACTGCTGCCCCGAGCAAAGACGGCGTTGCTATCAAAGGCAAGACCAAAGGCAAGATGATTACTATGGCCAAGGGTGGCAAAGCAATGAAATCTGGCGGCAAAGCCTGCTAATTTAAGGAGCCGTCATGCCAAAAATACGTCAAAAACTAGCTGAGTTAGAAACGCTTGAGGGAGGCGGTGCTGGAGGTATGGGCGGCGGCGGTGCTCGTAGCTCAAGTACGCTTGAAACAGTTGGCAAGGTGGCGGGCCCCGCTGCATTAGCTATGCTTGGCGGTATTGGTGGCAGCAAGCTAATTCAAAATGCCCGAGAAAAACGCGAAGCCGAAGCCGCCGCCGAGATGAAGCGCGAAACACGTGGGGCTGAAAAAACTTCCACTGACCGCGCCCGTGAAGCCGCCGCTGAGATGAAATTGCAAGAGCGTACAAACAAAGCCTATGAAGACGCCAGCAAAAACATGAAAAAAGGCGGCAAAGTCTCTTCCGCTTCATCTCGTGCAGATGGTTGTGCCGTCAAAGGTAAAACTCGTGGAAAGATGGTGTAACTATGGGAATCCAAATAGGTGATGTATCTCCCTTAGCGGGGATGATGACGGGCAAAGGCTTGACTGGCGAACTCATACGTGGGGGATTGGGCGGGATGATTCCCCAAGCTATTGCCAAAGATGCGTACTCTGATGAAGAAGAGAAACGCAAAAAGCAAACTGGCGCATCTATGAAAAAAGGTGGCAAGGTTTCTTCTGCTTCCTCACGTGCCGATGGCTGTGCTGTCAAAGGTAAAACTCGCGGAAAGATAGTGTAACTATGATGGCATCCCGTGGTATGGGCGCAATTCGCTCTTCAAAAATGCCCGGCGCTAAGACAAAAGCGCGGCGGGATGACACTGACTTCACCCAGTACAAAGAGGGTGGTAAGGTAAAGTCTAAGGTAAATGCTGCTGGCAATTACACCAAGCCTGAGCTACGCAAACGTATCTTCAACAGCGTCAAAGCTGCTGCAATCGTTGGCACGGGTGCAGGGCAGTGGAGCGCAAGAAAAGCACAGGTCATGGCCAAACGCTACAAAGCCGCAGGGGGCGGGTATCGTGACTAAGTGGTCTGACAAACGCAAGAAGTCCATAAACTGTGATGCCCCAAAGGGCTTCTCAGAAAAGGCGCATTGCGCAAGTAAGAAAATGGCCGGTGGTGGTTTGGCTAAACCGCAACAGTCTCTCAAGGACTGGGGCAAACAAGATTGGACAACTAAAAGTGGTAAAAAATCTTCTGACACTGGTGAACGATACCTTCCAAAAGCTGCGATTAAAAGTCTCAGCCCTTCTGAGTACGCTGCGACAACACGTGCAAAACGTGCTGGCAAAGCTAAAGGGAAACAATTCGTAGCCCAACCCAAAACAATTGCAAAGAAAACAGCAGGGTATAGATAATGGCTAAGACCACCGGCACCACAGCTTTTGATCTCGACATGAACGACCTCATTGAAGAGGCGTTTGAGCGTTGTGGTCAAGAACTTCGCACGGGCTATAACTTCCGCACAGCGCGGCGGTCTCTAAACCTGTTGACGATTGAGTGGGCAAACCGGGGTCTGAACTTCTGGACTGTAGAACAGGGCCAGATTCCAATGGTGACGGGTCAGGCTATTTACCCCATGCCCACGGACACAATCAACCTCCTAGACATGGTAATACGCCAAAGCAACGCCACGTCTAACCAGATTGACATCAACATCAGCGGGATTTCTGAATCTACGTACATGAGCCTGCCAAACAAGTTGGGGCAAGGTCGCCCAATTCAGGTCTGGTACAACCGTCAATCTGGTCAAGAGAACAGCACTACGGTTACCCTTAACGGAACTATTTCGTCTACAGCCACCACAATTACGTTGTCTAATGTGGGCAGTCTAACCACTGCTGGATTTATCAAGATTGATAACGAGACAATCAGTTACCCCAACGTTGATCCAGTCAACAATCAGTTACTTAATTGTGCCCGTGGGCAGAACGGCACGACTGCCGCAGCGCATACTACTGGCGCAGCCATAACTGTGCAAAACTTGCCAGCAATCAACGTGTGGCCTACACCTAACGCCCCCGGCAATCAGTACATGTTTGTGTACTACCGCATGCGCCGTATTCAGGACGCTGGTACGGGCGTGACCGTGCAAGATATTCCGTTCCGTTTTATCCCCTGTATGGTGGCCGGGTTGGCCTATCTGTTGAGCATGAAGCTGCCAGATGTTGACCCCCAGCGCGTGATGGGGCTGAAGGCCGAGTATGAACAGCAGTGGGACTTAGCCCAGTCAGAAGACCGCGATACCTCTCCGTTGAGATTCGTGCCAAGGAATATGTTCTATGCCTAGTAAATTTGCATCAGGCAAACATGCGATTGCTGAATGCGATAGATGTTCGCAGAGGTACATGCTCAAGGAATTAAAGACACAGATCGTCAAGACTAAACCATTTAATATCAAGGTGTGCCCCTCGTGCTGGGATCCGGATCAGCCGCAGTTGCAGTTGGGTATGTACCCAGTCAATGACCCGCAAGCCGTACGCGACCCACGCCCAGATGTGAGCTACGAAGTATCCGGTCAAAGTGGTTTACAGCTTACGCTGACGGACAGTACAACCCAAGATGGGTTTGGGTACCCAGAAGCGGGTAGTCGGGTCTTTCAGTGGGGGTACAACCCTGTTGGTGGGGCAAGTGGGTTTGACACTCTTTTAACACCAAATAACTTGGTGTTGGCAGTAGAACTTGGTACAGTTACGGTTACAACAACATAAGGAGTCGATCATGGATGCGAAAAAAGCAGTGCGCAAGCACGAATCAAATATGCACCCCGGTGCAAAGCCTACTAAATTGGCCAAGGGCGGCAAAACCAATCTGCAAATGAAGCAGTTGGGTCGTGGTTTGGCCAAAGTAGCTAATCAGAAAAAAGGTGGTTGATATGGCAACTTTTAGCAAAAAAGTATTGGGCAAAGAAGTTGGTGATGCCAGCGTTTACGCACCGCCCCACACTATGGACGGCAAGTCCGGTGTAGACATCAAGAACAATGGCTATGACGGCGGTAATCGCTTGACTGCCAATGATGTGAACATGTCTGTTGGCAACATCAGTCGTGATCCATACAAAGAACCAAAGACAACAGGTATCAAGATTCGTGGTACTGGCGCGGCTACCAAGGGTGTGATGGCAAGAGGCCCGATGGCTTGATATGGATTACTCGCAACTGTTCAACAACATTCAGTCGTACACGGAAAATAATTTTCCGGAGTTCACCGTTTCCGACGGATCGACAGAAACACCTACTGAACAGATTAACCGTTTTATTCAGCAAGCAGAACAGCGTGTCTACAACACAGTGCAGTTTCCGTTCTTGCGTAAAAATATGACGGGCAACATCCAGTCTGGCAACAAATATCTTCAGGCTCCAAACGACTACTTAGCCACATATTCTTTGGCGGTAATTGGCGCAGATGGCAGCTACGAGTATTTGTTGAACAAAGACGTGAACTACATCCGTGCCGCATACCCAAACCCCACTACAGATGTGGGTGCTCCTAGATATTACGCATTATTTGGCCCAGCCCTTGTTGGCAATGCAATCACAACTGAATTAACGTTTCTACTTGGCCCAACACCTGATGCGGTGTACACGGTAGAACTTCATTTCTACTACTATCCTGTGTCTATCGTGCAAGCGGTAATTTCAACTTTAGGGGCACCTACAGGCGGTTCTGGCTACACCAATGGTTTGTACTACAACGTGCAGTTGACTGGCGGTAGTGGCTCTGCGGCTTATGCGGATATCACTGTAAGTGGCGGCGCTGTGACAGCGGTTGCTCTTCGTAACGGCGGGTGTTTATATAAAGTAGGTAATGCGCTGTCAGCAGCAGTTGCCGATATTGGCGGTACAGGGACTGGGTTTTCTGTTTCCGTAGCTACAGTAGATAACGTGAACGGCACTTCATGGCTGGGTGATAACTTTGACACAGTGCTCTTGTATGGCGCACTGGTTGAGGCTTACACCTATATGAAGGGTGAGACAGACTTACTTGCTGTTTACGATGGCAAGTACAAAGAAGCCCTTGCGCAAGCTAAACGCCTTGGCGATGGTATGGAGCGTCAGGATGCTTATCGTTCTGGCCAGTACAGACAGAGGGTAACCTGATGGCTTTTACAGGTAACTTTTCCTGCAATACGTTGCGCACTGGGCTGATTAACGGGACGTTGAACTTTGCAACGGACACGTTCTATTTGGCGTTGTACACAAACTCGGCCTCGTTGAACCAACTGACTACGGCGTACACCGTTGATGGCGAAACTTCTGGCGGCAATTATGCGGCTGGTGGGCTGGTAGTAGCGGCCACGGTTAGTACGGCTCTTAGCACAACTGGCAGTACGATCTACGTCAATTTCTCAAGCCCTGCTTGGACTGGCGCAATTACTGCTCGTGGGGCTTTGATCTACAAAGCTGGCGCAAACGGCGCTGTCTGTGTTTTGGACTTCGGAAATAACGTAACGTCAACCGGCACTTTCACCGTAACGATGCCTGCTAACACCAGCACGTCCGCACTCATTAGACTTGTATAGGAGAAAATATGGCATTGGTCACAACCACTAAAGGCGAAATGGACGAATCTCTTCTTGAGAAAAAAGAAGGTTCATTGGATAATGACAACGAATCAACCACGTGGGTGGAGTATTGGTTGGATGGCGAACTTGTCCACCGCTCTGCTCATGTCGCCCTAAAAAAACCCGTAACACTAGCTGCCGAAGCGGCGTCTTTCACCTAAGGAACTATCATGGCAAATACTCAAGCAATGTGCACATCGTTTATGGGCCAGTTGATGACTGCAACCCATAACTTTGGTGTAGCACCTATTCGAGCCGGGACAGGCGTCGATACGTTTAAGGCTGCTCTGTATCTGACAACCGCAACCGTTAATGCTGCCACAACGGCATATTCCGCTTCTAACGAAGTTTCTGGTACTGGCTACTCTGCGGGCGGTGTGGGAGTAACTATGGGAACCGTTCCAACGGCCACCAACAGTTCTGCAACAGCAGGTGTTGCATTCGTCACACCTTCGGCCAGCATTACATATACCACAGTGACCTTGTCCACAGCGTTTGATGCAGTGTTGATCTACAACTCAACACAGGCTGACAAGGCGGTGAGTGTCCACACCTTTGGTTCGCAAACAATTACTGCTGGCACGTTCACGTTAACAATGCCTGCAAATACAACAACGACTGCGCTGATCCGCTTGGCTACAACCTAATAGGACTGGCGGGGTAACCCGCTAGAGTAGCCATGTTTGGAATCTCCGCATACGCTGAAGCACCGTTTGCCTCGCTTGCGGGGGTTACGGTAGTTGTTGCCCTTACCGGCGTTCAGGCATCTGGCGCGGTAGGAGCAGTTGTTTATACGCCGCTTGTAGAGGTAGCGTTGACTGGGGTTGAGGCTGTTGGCGCGGTTGGAAATGTTACAGAAAGCAGTGAGGTTGGGCTTAATGGTGCGCAGGCCGCTGGTGAGCCGGGTTCAATTGGGGTGCTTGGGGTTGAAGCTGGCCTTCAAGGTGTGCAGGCGGCTGGTGCAGTTGGTACGGTAACTACGGATCGTGCAATTGCGTTGGTTGGTGTTGAAGCCTCTGGCGCGGTAGGCGATGTCACTGAGACCAACAACCCAACAGAAGATGGTGTGGTGGCTACAGGCAGCGTGGGTACCCCACTCCCTGTAATAACTGTGGCAATATCTGGTGTATCGGCAAGAGGTCAAGTTGGCACAATGAATTATTTTTATTGGACAACAATTGATGACAGCGAGACGCCAAACTGGCAGAATGTCGAAATGACGGTGTAAGGAAATACTATGGCACTTGTATTAGCGGATCGTGTTAAAGAAACCACTACCACGGCTGGTACGGGGACTATCACGCTTGCGGGCGCGGCTACAGGTTTTCAATCGTTTGCTGTTGTTGGTGATGGAAACACAACCTTTTATACAATTGCAAGCCAAACAGGAAATGAATGGGAAGTAGGTGTTGGTACGTATGCAACATCTGGTACAACGCTGGCGCGTACAACTGTTTTGTCCAATAGTTCGGCCACACAGCCATCAGCGTTAAACTTTTCTGCTGGCACAAAAGACGTGTTTGTTACCTACCCAGCAGGATATGCTGTGGCTTCTACCAATGTGGGGACATCAGGTCAGTTGCTAACCTCCAATGGTACGGGTGTGGCTCCTACATACCAGACTTCTACTGCTGCCAGTAAAGCCTACGTACAGGCAATCGGCATCCTGAATGGCCTATAAGGATCAAAAATGGCAGTAACCAACTTCTCCCCTCTTCTTGGTCTTGCCCTTCCGACCACAGGTGACTTGCAAGGTACATGGGGCACAACGGTCAATGATTCCATCACGGGCCTGATTGATTCGGCAATTGCTGGCACAACTACACTTTCTGCCAATGTGGATGTAACTCTCTCTACGACCAACGGCGCGGCCAATCAAGCGCGTAATGCGGTCATCTTGTGGACAGCCAGTAACGGCGCTACCACTCGCAACATTACCGCCCCAGCCCAGAGCAAAGCCTATTTGGTCATCAATGCTGGCACTGGCTCTATCGTTATTCGCGGTTCTGGCCCAACGACTGGCGTAACGGTTGCTTCTGGTGTTCGCGCCTTGGTAGCTTGGAACGGTTCTGACTTTGTTAAGATTGTCAGTAACCCGGTGGTGTTGACATCGGACGTGTCTGGTATTCTTCCCGCCGTCAATGGTGGTACGGGACTGTCTAGCCCCGGCACTGCTGGCAACGTGCTAACTTCTACCGGAACAGGTTGGGCATCATCCACCTCATCTAGTGGCATTACCGCTGGTAAATCCATTGCATTTTCAATGATCTTCGGTTTCTAAGGAGCTATAAATGGCAAATCCCAACATAGTCGCTGTAACCGCCATTTATGGCAATACGTCTACAAATTTAATTTCATCCACAGCCGACCCGTTTGCAACTGCAATAGTTAATAACACAGCCTCTAGCGGCAAGGTCTATAAGATCAATTCGATTGTTGTGGCCAACGTAGATGGCACTGCAGCGGCAGATATTACGATCAAGATTTTTAGCCAAGACGATCTTGGTGGTACAGGAACAGCAATTGTTTCTACCATTTCTGTCCCCGCTGATGCATCTTTGATCGTGACTGATAAAACCACATCGTTCTACCTGCTAGAAGACAAGTCTATCGGGGCAACGGCAAGTGTGGCAAACGACCTTGTGGTGACTTGTAGCTGGGAAGAGATCAACGCCTAAGGGGGCATCATGCCACTACGTCCTCCTGCTGGGTTTATCTCAGCCTTTTATGATCCGCTGAACAACCCTAATGCGCCGACCATTGGGACGGCTACGGGTGGGGATACAACCGCGTCTGTTGCGTTTACCCCGCCATCTAACGTGGGCGGGTCGGCTATTTCTGGATATGGCGCTATTTCAACTCCTGATAGCGTCACTGCAACGGCGGCTTCTTCTCCAATCAGCGTCACGGGCTTGACCAACGGCACACCTTACACATTTGCTGTGTGGGCTATCAACACTTATGGGCCTAGCGCGTTTAGTGCAGCAAGTAATAGTGTGACTCCAGATGTTTTGCAGATAGCCGCTTTTGTTGGTGCCTCATCCGGTTTAGGCGCAATACGGATAGACCAAATAGATATTCCCACCACAGGTAATGCCACTGCTTTTGGCGAACTTCTCGCGGCTCAAGTATCTTTAAGTGCCTGCGCTTCCGCAACCAGAGGAGTCTTTGCCGGGGGTAGCGAGGGGGGTAGAACAAACACCATCCAATTTTTAACGTGGTCTTCAAGTGCGGGCACTTCTGACTTTGGAGATTTGACTCAAGCTATTAACGGTTTTTCAGGGTGCAATTCTGCTACCCGAGGTATTTTTGCGGGTGGGTCAAACAATACTTCCGCAAGCAATGTTATTGCCTACATAACAATTGCGGCTACCGGAAACGCTATAGATTTTGGCGACTTGACTGCCAATACTCGTGGGCTTGCCGCATGTTCATCTTCAACGAGGGGGGTGTTTGGCGGGGGTGATCCAGAAGGGTCTGCAAGCAACGTCATTTCTTACATAACAATTGCGTCTACTGGAAATGCGTTAGATTTTGGAGACCTAACACAAGTAACCACTTTTCTTGCAAGTTGCTCCACCTCAACAAGGGGATTATTTGCCGGTGGGAGCGGCCCAATTAACGTCATTTCTTACATAACAATTGCGTCCACTGGCGATGCTACAGACTTTGGTGATCTTACTTCTGCCCGCGCAGACCTAGCTGCCGCTTCAGGGCTAACTAGGGGGGTCTTTGCCGGTGGTAGCGACCTCAACACTATTGACTATGTGACGATTGCCAGCACCGGAAACGCAACTGACTTTGGCGATCTAAGGTATGCCCGCAGTGGATTGGCTGGGGCATCTTCGGCTAACGGAGGAGTTCAATAATGCCAAGCTATTCAGGTGTATGGACACTCACTGCTCAGTACCAAGCCATTGGGGGTCAGAACTGGCCTATGGCTCCCGGAGCGCCTACAAGCGTTTCCGCTGTGGCCGGTGATGCTTCGGCTACAGTTTCATTTACTGCCCCGTCTTTTGTAGGTATTCCTCCGCCTATCACTGGGTACTTGGCAACATCGTCTCCCGGTGGTTTGACGGCCACTGGCGCATCGTCCCCATTGACTGTATCAGGCTTGAGTAACGGAACGTCCTATACGTTTGCCGTACAAGCTACCAATGCGGTTGGATACGGCCCTGCTGGGACAAGTGGTAGCGTTACCCCAGCAGTTCCAATAGGCGTATTTGGTGGTGGTGCTGGCCCATTGAATGTTATGGACTACATAACCATCACAACTACAGGTAACGCCACTGATTTTGGTGATTTGACTCAGACTGTTGCCAATTTAGCGGCCTGCGCGTCCAGTACACGTGGTGTATTTGGGGGTGGCGGCGTTGTTAGCAATGTTCGAACCAATGTTATGGCGTATATCACTATTGCAACCGCAGGTAACGCAACAGATTTTGGTGATATAACGGCTACAACTACTACTTTAACAAGTTGCTCTTCAAGTACTCGCGGATTATTTGGTGGTGGTAATGACGAGGGGGGTACAACTAGCGTTATTACATATATAACCATAGCATCAACTGGAAATTCAATAAGTTTTGGTAGCCTAACTGTAGCAAGACAGTCCCTTGCGGCTTGCGCTTCCCCTACTCGCGGCGTGTTTGCTGGCGGTGCGGGGTCAAGCAGCGTTATTGATTATGTAACCATCGCTACTACAGGTAACGCCACAGACTTTGGTGACTTAACTGCTGGGAATGACTCTTTAGCTGGGTGTTCTTCGTCAACTCGTGGTTTGTTTGGCGGGGGCGGCGCTGCGGGACAAGGTAACGTAATCCAATACATCACAATTGCCTCAACAGGCGACGCTACAGACTTTGGCGATTTAATTGTGGGGCAAGAAAAACTTGCGGCTTGCTCTTCTTCTACCCGTGGCGTATTTGGTGGGGGTACTACGGAAGGAAATGTAATTCAATACGTAACGATTGCTACTACAGGAAACGCTACAGACTTTGGTGATTTGACTGTTGAACGTAATAGTCTTGCGGGTTGTTCCAACGGACACGGAGGTCTATAAAAATGGCAATCTCTTCATGGAACGCAGGGATCATCAGACCCGTAGCCGTTGCTCCTGCTGGCCCGTATCAAGACGGAGCGGCTCCCGGTGTGTGGACACTGGATCAAGTAGCCTTCTGGAATAAGCAAGGGTTGTGGCCCACTGCTGGTAACGCTGCGCCTGTTGGATTGTTTGGGGGCGGCACAGGTGGAACAAACGTAATCGACAAGATAGTTATAGTCACCGCAAGCAATGCTGTTGATTTTGGTGATCTAGTGACAGAAGTTTATGGTGCTGGAGCCTGCTCTTCAAATGTTCGTGGTATCTGGGGCGGCGGCTATAGCGGTGGAAACACAAATGTCATTCAGTATGTAACAATTGCTTCAGCAGGCAACTCACAAGATTTTGGTGATTTAACTACTGCTAGAAAATATGTAGCAGCAACTTCTAATTATGTTAGAGGCATCTTTGGTGGTGGAGACGGAGCGGTCTATCCTTATAACATCATCGACTACATTACTATTGCTTCAACAGGCGACGCTACAGACTTTGGTGATCTTACTGTTGCGCGTACTGGTTTGGGGGCTTGTGGCTCATCAACTCGCGGGCTTTTCAATGGTGGAGGGACTTCCGGTGGTGGCTTCTCAAACGTAATTGACTATGTAACCATTGCTTCAACCGGTAATGCTACGGACTTTGGTGATCTGACCCTTGCGCCAGAACTAACAACTGCAACAAGCTCTGATACACGGGCTTTATTTGGCGGTGGGAATATTACAGGCAATGTGCGCCAAAACGTTATAAGTTATGTTGCAATAGCAACAACTGGTAACGCGGTAGATTTTGGCGACTTAACTGCTGCTAGAAATTATTTAAGTGCTTGCGCATCACCTACTCTTGGTGTTTTTGGCGGTGGAATTGTTTCCGGCTCGAACTCTAATATTATTGATTACGTCACCATTGCTTCCACTGGCAACGCCACGGACTTTGGCGACCTTACTGTTGCTAGATACGGTTTATCCGCCTGCTCTTCCGCCGCTGCCGCAGTCCAGCCCACACCAACAAGTGCGGCTATGGCTCTGTTTGGTGGTGGTTATGACACGGAATCTCAAGCAGCTATTCAATATGTAAACATTGCCACAACCGGCAATTCAATGTTGTTTGGTGATTTAAGTGTTGCTAAATACTCTTCCGGTTCTTGCGCTTCATCAACAAGAGGTGTGTGGGGTGGCGGCACGGCAGTTACAAACGTAATTGAGTACATTGAGTTTTCAACGTTTGGAAAAACTTCTGATTTTGGTGATTTAATAAATGGTATTAGTATTTTAACAGGTCTATCAAGCAGTACTAGAGGAGTATTTTCTGGTGGAGATACTGGCTCAGGAGCAATAAATGTCATTCAGTACATAACTATTGCATCTACTGGTAACGCCACAGACTTTGGCGATTTACTCAGCGTTCTTGTTTATGCGTCTGCTTGTGAATCGTCTACTCGGGGTCTAATTGCTGGTGGCGATAATGGTTCGGGAACTAGATTTAACGTCATTCAGTACATCACAATTGCTTCAACAGGCGACGCTACAGACTTTGGCGATTTAACTGGGGGCAATAGAACCCAACTTACTAGCTGTTCTTCGTCAACCCGAGGATTATTTGCTGGGGGTACGGACGGAGGAAACGTCAACGTTATTGATTATGTGACCATTGCGTCTACAGGCAATGCTACGGATTTTGGTGATTTGGTTGCCGCAACCGCTTTACTTGGAAGCGCATCTTCCTCAATTACAGGTTTATTTGCTGGTGGGCTTGCCCCAAGTTATACAAATGTCATTCAATACGTAACTATTGCATCAACAGGTAATACCACTGATTTTGGCGATTTGGCTTCTCCGCTTGCATACATTGCTAATGCTGGTTGCTCTAACGCACACGGTGGAATATGATGGAATCCCCACAAACAGGAGAACCCTTTGAGCAATGAACTGATCCTTGGCAACATGAACACTGCGCTGGCCGTAACAAAGCCAGAGTACAACTTGATGTTGAAAAACATACAAGACCGGATGCCTGCTGTCACACGCGACACCAGCAACTTTCACAAGTCTCATAGCCAGTTCATGTCGGTGACGCTGGACGTAACAGCCATCACGCCTATTCGTTCTATCAAGCACACACTTGCCGAAATTGACAGAACCAAGTCTGCCCTACAAGAAGCCTACATTGGCTTGCGTAAGAAGCAGGTGGAACTCAAAAAAAAAGAACGCGAGTTGGAAAACTGCACAGACCCGCTTGACCGTGAGTTGCTTGAGATTGAAATTTTGGAGTTAAACAGTCACCTTGATGGCACTCAGAACCACGTCAATGGTGCACTGCGCAAAATGAACTTCATGGTGAACCAGCACAAGCAACTACTGGAAGCTGTTGGTAAGAACGAGATCACCGAAGAGGACTACGAGAAGGAAGAGTCCAAGTACCACATCATGACCTGCATGAAGCAGGCGCTGAACGCCGCCCGTAGCCGCAACGGCATGATTGATGAAGGCAACTTGATCTACTTGTTTGACTTGGGTATCAACGCTGCTCAGGCTCAGGCCGAAGTGTTTGCCTACCTGAACATGGAGAACCAGCTTATCTCCAACGGCACTGCCCCTACGCACGAGATGACCATGCGCTGGCTTGAGGCTTGTGCAGATAAGTGGGCCAAAGACCCTGAGACATTTGCAGCCCGCCGTGGGTTCTCTGTGTTTGATGAGTCCAGCCTGACCAATCGTTTGGGCTACGCCCCTGCGGAGGAATAATGCACCTCGTCGTCGGCACACCATGTTATGGGGGGATGATGTGTACTGAGTACACTCAGTCCCTGCTGGCGCTCAAGGAAGCATGTTTGGTCAATAACATCAAGCTGACCTGCATATTCCTTGGCAACGAGTCTCTAGTGCAACGTGGCAGAAACACCATTGCGCACCACTTTATGCAGATGCAGGATGCCACCCACCTGATCTTTATTGATGCTGACCAGAAGTTTGTGGCAAACGATATTGCCCTGATGATCAAAGCGGACAAGGGAATTATTGGTGGCCCTGTACCTATGAAGGGCGTGAACTGGGACAAAGTGCGCCAAGGCGCTGTGCTTAACCACCCAGACCTGTCAAGACTCA